AGTTCTTGATGGTCGTGTTATTGATATTGAATTGACCTCTCGAGGTGACGGGTATGTTACTGCGCCTTCTGTTGTTTTAGTTGGTGGCGGTGGTTCTAATGCTGCTGGTGAAGCTAATGTTGTCATTGCGCCTTCTGGTGCCCAGCGTCTAGAAGATAGTCGCTTTTATGTTATCACTGATGAATTTAACGTTTATAAGTGTCTTGATAACAACAATGGCGCAATCTCTGAGTATAAACCAATTGGTACTACTGTTGACCCAGTAACGTTCCCTGATGGTTATATGTGGAAGTTTCTATACAATATTCCTATTGCGTTAAGAACTAAATTCTTGACTGACGAATACGTGCCCGTTGTTACTGCTCTACGCAATCAGTTTTACTCTAACGGTAATATTCAAACTGTTCGTGTTGATCAGGCTGGTTCAGGATATACTTCTGCCACTATCTCTGTTCAAGGCGATGGTTATTTAGAAGCCGACCCACTATACTTAACATCTATCAATATTGATCAAGGTGGTTCTGGGTATACGTCAGCAACTATGAGTGTTGCTCCTCCGTTTACAAACGTAAACCCTTGGACTCCTAATATTCCATTGTTTTTGGGTCAAAAGATTTCACACAACAATAACATTTACGAAGTTGCCGTCGCTGGTAATGCTGGCACTGTTGCTCCTGTTCACCGTTATGGTACTGTTGCTAACGGGACGACTGCTTTAAAATATATTGGTACAACTGCTACTGGAACTGTTACAGTGTCTGGTGGTTCTGTGTCAGCTATTACTTTATCTGGTATGGTTCGTGATGTTACTTTGACAACTGGTGGTATTGGCTATACTAATCCTCCATCTGTTAATTTTACTGGTGGTTCTGGTACTGGCGCTACTGCTGTTGCTGTTTTACAGAATGGTAGCGTAACTAAAGTTATTATTACAGACGGTGGTGATAATTATACTTCTATTCCTGCAGTAACTTTTGGTACTGCGTGGACATCATCTACTGCCGTAACTTTTGGTCAGCAACTTTATGTTGCCAATCGTTTATACACTGTTACTGTTGCTGGTACTACTAGCACAACTGCCCCAACTCACTTAACTGGAACTGCTACAAACGGTACTGCTACACTTGCGTACGCTGGGCAGCCAGCTACTGGTACTGCTGGTATTAAATTCGGTGCTGGGTATTCAGAGCTTCCAGAGGTTACCTTTATCGGCGATGGTGGTCTTGCTTCTGCTTATTTTTCTGGTGTTAAATCTGAAGCAAAACTTGTTCCTATTATTTCAAGTGGACAATTAGTTGGAGTACAGATTGATGATGGTGGTGTTGGTTACACATACGCAACATTGAATGTAAGTGGCGATGGAACTGGTGCTACAATTTCAGCGGACTTATCTCCAGGCGATGTTAACACCTTACAAGCTAACATTGAGTTGCTAACTATCGATGGGCGTATTATGTCTATTCCAGTAGTTTCTGGTGGTTGGGGATATGCAGCGGCAACAGTTACTATTGAAGGTGATGGCACTGGTGCTACTGCTACTCCTGTTATTGGGCCGCAAGGCGAAATTAAAAAAATTACCATCACTAACTATGGCCAAGGATATCGCTGGGCACGTGTTACTATTGGTGGTAACGGATTTGGCGCGAAGGCTCGTGCTATTATCACTCCTTATGGTGGTCACGGTAAATTTGCGTTGAACGGTCTTTTTGCCAAGACTCTAATGTTCTACACAAACATCTCTGGTGACAAGAACCAAGGATTTGATGTTAATAACGACTATCGTCAGCTTGGTATAATTAAGAACCCAGCCAAATATGGAAACACAAACAATCTAACTGCCATCGCAGCTTCAGCTTGCTGGGTTGTTTCTGGTTCTATTAGCACTACATTCTTCCCAGCAGACTCTATTATTTCAGAGACAACCACTGGTAGAAGATTTAGAGTTGTTACTAACACTGGCTCAGCAGCCTTGTTACAATCGCTAGATAACTATGTTCCACTCATTGGAACTACCTTTGTTAATTCTGGAAACTTTACTTTTACTGCTAATGCGGTCACTCCACCAACTGCAGATAAATATTCTGGTGACTTACTGTTTATTGATAACAAAGCAGCCTTTACACCAACTGCTGACCAATCAGTTACGCTACGAACAGTTATTCGTTTCTAACGAATAAATATAACAAGATAAGACTTAGGACAAGAGTTAAAGAATGATCGATTTCAACACAGAACCATATAATGACGACTTTGACGAGAACAACAAATTCTACCGAATTTTGTTTCGTCCGAGCTTTGCTGTCCAAGCACGTGAACTTACTCAGATGCAGACTATTCTGCAGAATCAGATTAAGAAACACGGCGACCATATCTTCGAACAAGGCGCAATGGTCATTCCAGGTCAAGCGTCTATTGATTGTAACGTTTCTTATGTAAAAATTCAACCACTATATGCTGGCGCAGTTGTTGAGACATACATCAATAATCTACAAGGTCTTGTTATTGTTGGAGATAGTGGTGTAACTGCTCAAATTATTAAAGTTGTAAACGCCAGTGGTTCTGACTTCGCTACCCTCTATGTTCGTTATACAAGTTCTGGTGATGATGGAGTAACCAAGACATTTGCTAATGATGAAATTCTAACTCCTGAGGATGAGGGTTTAGCAGCGTATACAGTTCAGGCGGTTTCAGCCGATGCCACTGGTATTGGTTCTCTTGCTTCTATTGAACGTGGTGTTTACTACGTTAATGGTCACTTTGTTCTATGTGACACTCAATCTATTGTTCTAGATAAGTACAGTGGCACTCCTACTTACCGTATCGGTCTAAATGTTGATGAAAGACTAATCACTCCAGAAGATCCAGGATATGAGATGCTTCTGGATAACGCACAAAACAGCTATAACTTCGCGGCTCCAGGTGCTCACCGTTACTACATCGACCTTACTCTATCAAAACTATCTATTGATAGCACTAACGATACTGATTTCGTAGAACTCCTTCGTGTTGAAGGTGGTCAAATCAAACGCCACGTAACTACTACTGACTACTCTGAGTTAGAAAAGACTCTTGCTCGTCGTACTTACGATGAATCGGGTAACTACACAGTTCGTCCATTTAATATTGACGTTCGTGAACACCGTAACAACAACCGTGGTCAGTGGGCTGAGAATAAAGCGTATCTGATTGGTGATGTTGTTGTTAACAATAATATACTATATGTTGCCAAAAACTCAGGCACATCTGTTAATATTCCTCCAACACATTCTACTGGAACTTCTTATGATGGTCCAGGATCTACTGGTGTTCAGTGGGAATATAACCAAACTCCATATTTCAACCGTGGTATCTATGATCCAGAAGATGGCGGTGATGAAGCCAAACTTGCTGTTGGACTAGAACCAGGAAAAGCATACGTTCAAGGGTATGAAATCGAAAAGATTTCTACTGAGTATGTTGATGTTGATAAATCAAGACAACTTGTTCAAGTGGATAACGCCATTGTCCCTGCGACTGTTGGCAACTATCTCCTTGTAACAAACCTAAACAATCTACCACCAGTAAACAACTTTGGTAAAGTAACTCTATATAACCAAGTTACTGGAACTTCTGGTCGAGGAACTCCAGTTGGTACTGCTGTTGGTACTGCTCGTGTTCGCGCTATTGAATGGCATAACGGAACTATCGGCTCAAACGATGCTCAGTATAAACTGATGATGTTTGATGTTGAAATGTTTAATGGTAACTGCTCTTGCCGTGCTATTAAATCATTCTACTTCCAAGTAGGAGCTTCTGCAAATCCACAACTAGACTTTTCTGCTGATATTGTTCCACTAACTCGTAGAATAGCTGGATCAGCAACCGCATCAGGTACGACTACTGTTATTGGGTCCGGGACTTCGTTCCAAACTGAGTTTATGGTCGGCGATTATGCTATGTTTGGAACTACTCTACGTAGAATAACAAATATTGTTAGTCAAACTGAAGTTGAAGTTGACTCGGCGCTGACTGTTACAGGCGTAACAGTTGACTTTGTTTCTACTGACTTTGCTGAACCAGAAAACGTTTCTGTTCTTTATAAATTACCATACTACGCTATTAAGTCTGTTCGTAGCGCA